GTATACCACACAGTGTCATATTGTCATATTAATTATTTTTATATGTCAGTTTGTCATTATGTCATATTGTCATATAAATATGTCAGTATGTCATTGACAGATTGTCATTTAAATTAGAATATAATCTAAGTCGAATGAATCAGTTTTAATAGTGTAATTTATATTATTAGATTTTAGGGCTGAAATGGTTTCGGGCCAGTCAGTTGTATATTCGAATAAGATAAATTTATAATTTTCGTTTTGATATTCTGAGTCAGTATCAGATAGATAATGGAGTTCAGTATATTCTGGTAATTTAGATATTAATTGATTATAAGTCATATAGTTATTATTTAATTATTAATTTGTTTATATATATATTATCTAGTGAATATCTTTTTTACTATGTGATTATATAAACTCTATATGAAATCATAGTTAAGTCAGACTTAATTATGAAATCATAATGAGTTTATAAATCATAATGAGTTGGAGGGATTATTTAGTAGGGTTAGGGAGTTTGAATAGACGGTGTGTGAGGTTGGAGTAGTTAGTATTGTTAAGGGTATAATATAGGGAATATAGGGATGTATTGGATATTTTATAATAAGATATATTATTTAATTTGATTTGATTAGGTGATATGATTGAGATTGAGGACATAGTGAGATGTTTAGTTATTGGTAAAATTACCTTGTTATACATATATTATCCGAGACATATCGTGGTGAATATGTGAAAAGTCTAGACGAAAATGGTTATATATGGACATCAAGTCAAACTAGTTACGATCGGAAGACCAAGGGGAATCGGGCGGAAACGAGGGGAATCATGGGGCCCATGGAAAAAAAATCAGTTTTGTAGGAATCACAGCGTGGTGAGGAGGGGGTATAGAACAGTACCCCTATATTTACGATAACTTTTTTTTAGTGACAAAAGGTAGTAAAGATACCTATAGTAAGGAGCTAGTGTCACCTTCCCCCTTTATAGTATTATACTAGGGTATAATACTTAGGATAGGGATAATAAGTAATAGGCTAGTGTCATCATTTAAATTATTATTTATACATGTAATTATATTTCTATGAGAACACCATTTAAGCTACGATCACATCCTTCACCTTTCAAGCAGGACCTCTCACCAGAGGCTGCTGCCGCAAAGAAGAAGCGTGATATAATAGCTGCATCCACACCAGAACGTATTAAAAAACGTTCAGAAAACCAAAGTAAAGGACAGTCGGATAAATTCGATTGGCACCATAACTCAGATGGCAGTATAGTTAAAATGAGTATCTCCAATAACCGCAACGTTTGGCAACATAACGAACGTAACGCGTAAGTTTAACCTTAAATACCAAAATTATGACGTATTTTTATTCGACTAGATCGTGGAGTAGTCAACCACAAATTACCGAGGAAACCATAAAAGCTTGGAAGCATTTAGCTGAAAAGAAGAACTGGAGAATAGTTCAGTTACCAAATGGATTTTTTCAAACCGAATACCGAGACATCGAGTGTAATTGCGAAAAAAAGAAATGCATTTGCGACAGATGGAACGATGTTACAAGAAGAGAAACAATAGAAGGTGCAGAAGCTGCTATAGATGGTAGCATAGAACATTACTCTAAAAAGTTAGAGTTTATGAAAGGACCTAAAGTTGTTAAAACTTTTTAATAATAGTAAATTAAAATTTAATTAAATGGAATTTAATCATCCTAGTGAGATCGTTAAAGATCTTAGTTTTGGCGAGGAAGCCAAAGATAAAGTTATTGAAGGCGTAGATAAACTAGCAAAAGCAGTAAAATCTACCCTTGGAGCTTCAGGTAAGTGTGTAATATATGAAGACGGTAGGGGTAACCCAGTGATCACAAAAGACGGTGTAACGGTAGCACAATCCGTTGTCTTGCTTGATCCCGTAGAGAACATAGGCGCTACACTTATTAAAGAAGCCGCAAATAATACAGTGAAAGAAGCAGGTGATGGTACCACAACGGCTATCGTCCTTGCTGAATCACTATTAAAGATAGTGAATGAACCCGAGTATAAGGGTGAATCAATAAGAGATATTAAAAATGGAATTCAATCAGGAAGTGAAAAGGTTATGGAGTACCTTTCTAAACACTCCAAAGCAGTGTCTGGCACTATGCTTGCTGACGTATCAACGATTAGTTGCAATAATGACACTGAACTTGGTAGCATCATTTCGTCAGCTTACGAAAAAGTAGGTAAAGATGGTGTAGTATTGATGGAAGAATCAGATACTGAAGAAACTTTTGCTGAGGTTGTTGATGGTGTGCAATTTGATAGTGGATTAATATCCTCACATTTTGCAACAAATAAAGATAAACAAACAGCGGAATTAGAAAATCCTTTGATTTTAATTGTTTCTTCAACAATATCTAGTATTAGAAAGATACAAAGCATACTAGAACATGTAATAAAGAATAAGAGATCCTTATTAATTATAGCAGATGTTGATCCACAAGTCAAATCTGCATTATTAATGAATAGAGTTAAAGGTAATATTAAAGTAAATATTATAGACCCACCCGGGTTTGGTGCTAATAAATCAGATACTATAGATGATTTAGCATTTTTAACCGGAGCGCAAGTTATGAATGAAGAGCTTGGAGATGATTTAGATCTAATCCAGCCAGTTTGTTTGGGTGAAGTAGTAAAATCTGTCACTAACAACAGAACTACAGTCCTTACAACTGGTGTAAATAAGAGCGATTTACAAGAAAGGATCGATTTAGTTAAAAAACAACTAAAAAAAGAAAAAGAACCGTTTTTCAAAAAGAAATTACAAGAAAGACTGGCTATGCTAACAGGTTATGTTGGCGTAATTAAGGTAGGTGCTAATTCAAAGGTGGAATTAAAGGAGAAAAAAGACAGGGTTGAAGATTCTATCTATGCAGTTAAAGCTGCTTTACAAGAAGGAATCGTCCCAGGCGGCGGAATTGCACTGTTAAATGCTGCACAAAGCATAAAAACCAAAAATATAGGGGAGAAAATACTTGCAAAAGCTATAAAATCTCCATTTACCACAATAATGGCAAACGCAGGTATTGAAAACTACGAAACACCGACCAAAAAAGGTGTTGGATATGACGTAATTACCGGTAAAAGCGTCGATATGGTAAAATCCGGAATCGTAGACCCCGCCTTAGTAACAAAAACAGCGCTAAAAAACGCAATTAGTGTTGTTAAAACTATAATTTCTGCAAATTGTGTAATATCTAATATAAGGATAAGCCATGAAAGCAATAAATAGTTATATTATAGTAGAAAAAATTAAAGAAAAACCTAAAACCATCGCTGGGTTAGAAATTACAGAAAAATTAGACAGCGATAATAGGTATTTAAAAGCTAAAATAATATCAATAGGTAACCTTGTAGAAGGTGTTAGCATAAATGACATCGTTCATTATGATAAACATGCTGGACATGGTATACAATGGAAAGATAAACTATACTATGTTATAAGAATACAAGACATAGTTATAGTAGAATGAAATTAAGCGCATCAGACCTTAGGGAGTTAAATTTATTTAAATATTACAGACTTGTGCGAAAATGGGCCTGTAAAACCTATGATCTAAAAGATGCTGACTTAGAACTTTTAATCTATTTAGATTGCAAATCGCGATTTACACGTAATGATTTTATAGATGGTGTTTACACTTACTCATGGGATAAGAACCGGTGGGAGCGTTTAAGAAGAAACGGGTGGATAGATACGTGGCGCCATCGCAACAGAACAACAATCAAATATAGTATATTCAAAACCTCATTTAAATGTAGTCAACTTATATCCCGAATATACAGAATCTTATTGGGTGAAGAGGATTTACCAACATCAGAACGAAATATTTTTTATAATAACGAATCATATACTGATAAAGTATATAATAAAGCTATTGATGATATGATTAAAGATAAAGACAGATAATAATGAAAAGAACAAAAGGAGTAGGACCACAAGGTCTAGGCGTATCACCATTTAAAGAGGTTGATTCTACGCTAGAATCAACAGAAAATGTAGAATTAGGTTCATCACTAGATGATTTTGGAAACCCATTTGACCCGAATGCAAGGGGCGCACAATACTATGTTGTCGGTGGAGGTCAAGGAACAGGTGGCCAAAGTATCACTCAAGGAATGAGTCAAGACGAGGTTGTTGTAAACGCTGGTCCTAGAAAGAAAACTAGAGCGGAACACAGATTAGATAAAACACAATCTAAAGGTGAAGCCGCTGCTGAAGCAGGAAACTATAATAAAGCAAATAGATTACAAGCTAGAAAGCAGAGATTACTTGACAAGATAGATCGTCAAAAAGATAAAGATAAAAAGAGATACGTTAGAAAAGATAAAAAATACTGGCGTGATCAAGAAGAAAATAACTAAATAATAATCATGGGAAAACCAGGAAACAAAAATCAAAGTAGCATGAGTAACATCTTTAAAAGAGTACCTAATGCTAATTACGAATCAACAGAAGCTATAGTACCAGGAATTGGTGGTATGGGTGAGCAAAGCTCAGAAGATGTATATATGAGTGATACAGAAAAATCACCGCTTCAACAAAGAGGGAAGTCAGGTGAACCAACACCTAAAGCAGGTGAGGGAGCGGCGGCACCGGCTGGACAGGGAGGAAAAGATCCTGCTAAACCAAAAGTATCGCCAGCACCACCAACTAAGAAAGAGTAATACAATGAACATCGTACAAAAAGTAAAGAGTAGGGATATTACACCTGGTCATAGTAATTATCGAGAGGTAACTATTGATGCTGCTGGGAATGGACCTATAATTAACTTTAATGGTGTACATGCTAGAAATAGTGGTTTACCGGGATTTTCACCTATTAAGCAAACTAGTTCAGAATACGAAAAAAATCAAGAAAATAAAGACGCACCTAAAAGAAGTTGGTGGGATAAAGCTAAAGATTGGGGACATACAACTTTAGATGTAGCTGGTATGATACCCGTTGTTGGTGTTGCTGCTGATCTTGTTAACGCGGGTTGGTATGGTTTAGAGGGTGATTATCTTAATGCTGGATTATCTGGACTTGCAGCTCTTCCAGGTATTGGTCAAGCAGCTACGGCTACTAAATTAGCTAAAAAAGGAGTTGGTCTTGGTAAATCAATAAAAAAAGCCGCAAAAGCAAACCCACTTATGACTGGTGTTGATATAACTATGGGTGCTGATTTACTACAAGATACATTAGCTGGGGAAGAAGGGTTAGTTAAAAAAGATTTAGGATTTACATTACCACATTCTGGTGTATCACCTTGGTTTGGGAGGAATGAAGAGGGTATGTCTGGTATACATAATCCACTTACTGGTGGAGAAATGTCAGCTGTATTTCCTAAAATTGGAGAATGGTACGGAAAAGGAAAGAATGCGCTAGATAAATGGGATAAGAAAGATAACATAGAAGGAAACAAGTGGGAACAATTTAAAGGTGGTATTTCTAATTTATTTGATAGCGATGATGATGATAAGGAACTAGGAGGAGATACACCACCACCAGTTGTAGAAGTAGAAAATGATGATAAAGAAAAGAAAACAAAAAAACCTAATTACTTAAAGTATAGAGATAAAATGAAAAAAATACAAAAAGATCAAGGATTTAATCTAAAGTATTAAATAAGTAAAAATAACAATAATAGTGTAACTTATATATCATGGCTATACCTATAACACAAAGAGCAAAAAACACACCTGTTATTGAAAAAGATAATCTAGGTAGTGATATTGTTGCTGAAGCAAATAATGATGGTACTATATATGTAAATAAAAAAGCATCAAAAGAAAAGAAAGCAGAAGCAATAGAACATGAAAAAGTACATATGGATCAAATGGATCGTGGAGATTTAGATTATGATGATAACTATGTATATTGGAAAGGTAAAAAGTATCCACGCGATGAAATGAAAGAAGGGGATAAGAAATTACCATGGGAGCAAGAAGCTTGGGAAGCTAATAAAAAATTTAAACAAGAACATAAAAGTATACATAATGCATAAAGCAACACCAATAACACAAAAAGCAAGTGCTTTAAAAATGGAGTATAATCCAGAAGTAGTACGATTAGCTGGAGAGTCAGCTGATAAGTTCAAATCTTATAGAGCTGATAAAACTGAAAAACCAGCGGATAACGAAAACGATCAAACTAACCCAGATGTTGAAATAATAGAAACAGATGATAATGGAGATAATGGAAACGGTGATAATGGAGATAATGGGGATAATGGAGATAATGGCGATAATGGGGATAATGGCGATAACGGTGCTAACTCCAGTGATGGTACTGCTAGCGGACAAGGAGGCGGAGAAGGCGAAGAAACAGAGGACGCAGCAGCAGCAGCAATAAATACAAAAGCAGTTAATGATTTAGATAAAGCACTAAGCAGTCAATTTGCTAATATTACAAATATAAAATTATAACAATAAAACAACAATATTATGAGTAAAAGTTCACCAATTACAAACAGAATACAAAAAGCCTTGTATATGAGATCTGCTTTAAAACAAGATGATAAGGTAGAAAAAGATGTAACAAATACAGGTCCTGAAACATTTGTAGATAGTTCTAGAGGCGATGAAATATTAAAAGGTAGAGTAGTAGAAACTCCTGCTGAATATGGTACAAAACAAATTCAAGATGTAGGAAAGCAAACATACACTTATGATATGATGCGTGCTGACGCTATACAAGCGGGTATGTCAGAAGCAGATGCAGATGCTCAAGTAGCAGACGCTAAAGCATACAATATTTCAAAATATGGTACTCATAGTCCTACAGCAGCAGGTAAAACTGATAATACTAGAGATGTAGGTAAGGTTGATGCGGATGGTAATCCAATTATGATTGATGATCCATCTGGAGAACAAGTAATAACAAAACCAGCTAGTAAAGAATTTAAAGCAGAACAAGTACCGCAAGATTTTGATGTTCTTAGTCAATATGGAGCTGGTCAAGCCCATAGAGGTAATAGAAAGAAAATCAATACCACAATGAGGACTGAGGGTAAACTTGGTGCTTTTAAAGGTACAAGTCCAAGCGGTAATAAAAAATGGACAAAACAAGAGAAAAAGCTTTATGCTGCTCAGTTATTGTCTGGTGGTGATCCAGGAGGTTATGGAACAGGTATTGGTATAGGTGGACAAAGTTATGAAAGTAATAAAATGGTATTTCAAAAAGGTGTTGGTGGTACTGAAAACCAAAAATATACAAATATAAATGATCCAAAATATAAAACTTCTAAAAAAGTAGTAAAAGGTGGTGGTGTTGAAGAAAAAGATGATGAAGCATTAGTTATGAGATCACCATTAAAAGCAAGGGGAACTAAAGCATTAAAAAGTATAAAAAAAGGAATTGAAAGAGTTAGTAAGGTTGATCCTAAAGTACCATCTATAGTTAAGAAAAAACGTATAGTTAAGAAAAAACCTGTAGTTAAGAAAAAAGTTGATCCTAAAAAAGTTGAATTAGAAATAGTAAAACCTAAAGTTGAAAAGCCTAAATTAAAAGGTGATGGTCCAACGTCTGCTAATAGGCGTCAAAAAATAGAAACAGATGCTGAGTATAACGCAAGGATGAAAAAAGATTATCCAAATAAAGGTAAAAATTTAGATGGAGGAGGAGGAGATAAAAAAACTTTGTGGCAAAGATACAAATCTAAATGGTATACACCTGGGAGAACGGCAGCGGGAGTTGTTGCTGGTGCAGTAGGAATGGGTTTATTAACGCCAGGTAGTGGTGGTGATGAGGAAACAACACCAATACCAATTGTTCCTCCAAAAACAGATGATGATCCAACTCCAGTTACTCCTCCAAAAGTAGATCCAATTACTCCTCCTGTAACAACAGGTGGTGGTGGTGATGATATAAAAGTAACAGGTGCTGATTCAGGTATATTAGTAGATAAAGATAAAACACCTAATGTTAAAGGTCCTGGTGATCGTCTTTCAAGTTCAATGAGAAGATTTAACGAAAGACAAGCTAAGAAAAAAGCTAGAGCTGAAGGTAGACAAGAACGTAAAGATCTAAGACAAGCTGGTAGATTGAAAAGAAAAGCAAATAGACTTGCTGCAAAAACAATAGCTGGTAAAACAAAATCATTTGGTGGTAAAAAACATGATACAAACATTGACAATATGGGAGTAATCACAGTACCTGGATATAAGCAGAAAGACAAGAAGAAAAAAGGTAATGCTGCTAATTGGGGTTCAACATATAGTGCATAAAATAAAATTAAATTATGAGTAAATTATTAGCTAAATTATTCGGTAATGCCGGTGGTGGTATTGTCGATAAGCTTAGTGGCGTAGTAGATAAGTTCGTAAGAACTAAAGATGAGAAAGCTGAATTTGAAAAACAAATGACAGAGATCTTAATTGATGCAGAAGCCGCTATGCAAAAAAACGTAACAGAACGTTGGAAAGCAGATTTAGAACATGGTAACTGGTTAACAAGATCAGTTAGACCATTGGTTCTTGTATTTTTAATTGTATCTACCGTAATCATGGTATTTATTGATAGTGGTTCAATTGCTTTTGAGGTAGAACAAAAATGGACTGATCTTCTTCAACTCGTTCTTATGACAACAATCGGTGCTTATTTCGGCGGACGAAGTGTTGAAAAGTTCAATCAGATAAAGAAAAAGTAAATGGCAAGAATTAGTAAATATAACCAGGATACAGAGGTAACCGCAAGTGACAAATTATTAGGATCGGATTCTTCGGGATCTACTAAAAACTTTTCTATTGCATCTCTTAATACTTATTTTACAGGTGTTAAAAAACATCATCAAAATAGTGCTTCTAATGAGTGGGAAATTGAACATAATTTAGATTTAGTAGATTATTTACCATCTGTAACTGTAAAAATGTCAGGTGGTGCAATATATCCTAACATTCAAGGCATGGGTCTAGTAACTTATGTTGACAAAGATAACTTAAAAATAAACTTTATAACAAATCATAGCGGATACGCTTATATAAAAAAATAACAAAACTTAAACTTAAAACAACAAAATCATGGCAATACCAATTTTAAATCATTTGGATTTTCAAAAAACAGCAGAAATCCAAAATGTTCTGTTACACACTGAAACTACGGGTAACATAACATCACCGGGAACGGGACAAGTAACATTTGATACCGCGACTGCGTATGTCTATAATGGTTCAGCTTGGATTAAATTAAATCCTAGAACAATAACAGCTGGTGGTAATACACTAGCCGAAACTGAAACACTAGCTTTTACCGCAGGTACTGGTATAACAATAGCAGAATCAGCTGGAGCAGTTACCATAACAAGTTCAGTTACTGACACTAACACGTGGAGAACAGTTACTGCTGGTGGTAATACATTAAGTACATCTGAAACATTAGCATTTACTGCTGGATCTGGTATAACAATCCAAGAATCCGCCGGTGCTGTTACTATTACAAATAGTGCTGCAGCAGGTAGTTCATTTGGTACAATAGCAGTTTCAGGTCAATCAGATGTAGTTGCCGATCAAGCAAACGATACTTTAACATTAGTAGCAGCTGGTGGTATGACAATTACACAAGTAGCTGGTACAGACACAATAACATTAACCTCTGCAGATACAAACACAACTTATTCAGTTGGTGATGGTGGATTAACAGAGAATGATTTTACAGATGCAGATCATTCAAAACTAAACGCTATTGAAGCCTTAGCCGATGTAACCGATACTACAAACGTAACGGCAGCTGGTGCACTTATGGATTCAGAAGTAACAAACCTAGCATTAGTAAAAGGTTTAGCAATAGGTATTTCAGATGGAAACTTTTTAACAGCGAATGACGCAGTTGCAGATAACGATTTCCTTAGAATTGATGGAACAGAAGTTGAAGGTTTAACTGTAGCCGAAGTACTAACTGCATTAAATGTAGAAGCAGGTGCTGATGTAACTGATACAACTAATGTAACAGCAGCAGGTGCTTTGATGGACAGTGAATTAGCTGGTTTAGCCGCAGTGAAAGCGACAACTGGAACTTTCTTATCAGCTGATGAATCGAAATTAGACGGTATAGAAGCAAGTGCTGATGTAACAGACACAGCAAATGTTAAATCAGCATTAAACGCAAGTTTTGGTGGTTCTGCAACAATTGGTGATAGTTCAGATACATTTACAATACCAGGTGCTTTAATAGTAACTGGTCAAACTACTACAAATAACGTAGCAACCGTATCAACATCAAATGGTGTAGTTTTTGAAGGTCCAACATTAGATGGACACGATGGAACTCTTATATCCGTAGCTGCTAGTTCAGGTAAAACATATACATTACCAAATGTAACTGGTTATGTGGCTTTATTTGCTACAGATCCAGGCACAACTGCAATAGCTCCAACAGTTACTGAAATTAATTATGTAGACGGTGTAACATCTGCTATTCAAACTCAATTAGACGCTAAACAAGCTTCAGATGCTGATTTAACAGCTTTATCTAGTTGTCAATCTGGTGCAGCTACTGCTTTAGCTTTACTAACATCAACTGAAGTTGCAATACTAGATGGATTAACATCCACAACTGCAGAATTAAATACTTTAGATGGATTTGATGGTGATGTAGAGGATTTAAAATACGCAAAAGATCTTTACGATACTGGTGTAACAGCAACTGAATTTGATTATTTAGATGGAGTAACATCTAACATACAAACACAGTTAGATGCTACAGAAGATGCATCAAATAAAATTACTAAATTATTATCAGGTGGAGCAGCAACAACGTATAACATTGAACATGATTTTGGTACACCAATAGTTATGGTTCAAGTATTAGATTATGGTAATGCTGGATCTGGAGCTACTTATGATGTCGTTCAGGTTGAGATACAAAGAAATGACGACGATTCCGTTGATCTTATCTTTGCAGCGGCACCTGGAACAAGTCAAGATTATCTTGTCTTAATTACTAAGTTCCCTGCAGCATCATAATAACAGATAACAAACAATAAATATAAACGGTACGTGAGTACCGTTTATATTATTTTAATTAAGAATATAACATGGCAATACCAATTTTAGGAAATTTAACTTTACCGGACAATACATATTTAAAACTTGGTACAGGAAATGATGCGGCAATAGTTCATGACGGTACTAATACAACTATATTTGGTACAACATTAAAAATCGGTAGACAAGAAACTGATACTAGTAATAGAGAAATAATTGATTTTTCAGTTGATGGTAAGGTGGTAATATGTGTTGATGGTACTGAATATAGATTTCGTGCAGCCGCACTTAATCCAGGAACTGATAACGCTAGAGATTTAGGTTCTTCTGTAAAACAATGGCAAGATCTTTATCTTGGTGGTGATCTACATGTGGCTGGAAGTATATTACAAGGAGCAGCAGGTAGTGCTAATATTGGTGGAGGTAACGCATACGATTTTCCTTTAGCTGAAAATGATAATTTTGCAGCAACTCTTCCTAATGATTCTTGTAGCATAGCTTTAACAGTGACATCTTCAGATGTTGGTAAATCTGGTATGATAGTATTAACAAATCCTGCAAGTACAGGATCACTTAGTATTGCTGCATTACCAAGTTATATGTTAACACCAGGTGGAGCAACACTAAATTTTGTAACAACTGCGAATGCAATATCTATTATATCATATTACGTACATGCAACAGATAAAGTACTTGTGAATTATGTTGGTAACTTTGCGTAAAAATGAAACAATATGAAAAACCTCGGATTTACAAAAAAAGATTTTTGGCTAACATCAACCTCAAAGAGTACATCAAAGAGTACATCTCACTCAACTAGTAAAACTACAACCTGGTCGACTAGTAAGTCTACCACTACTATATATAATACATCTACAAATAGTTTTACATTTTATGCAACAAGTTATAACACTAGTACAGATACAACTACTACTTATAACACATCTAAAGCTACTACCACAACTTATACAACAACGTGGTCTACAAGCAAATCTACAACAACTACATACGAAACCAGTAAGTCTACAACGACTACATATGAGACATCTTCTATAACTAGCAAGAGTACTACAACTACATACGAAACCAGTAAGAGTACAACCACTACTTATAATACTACTAAAAGTACTTCAACTGCATATGAGACTAGTAAAAGTACAACCACTACTTGGGAAACTAGTCATAGTACAACCACAACTTATAATACTAGTACTGATACTACAACTACATATACAACCACTTGGACGACAACGTTTGATACAACTACAACGTACAATACTAGTAAAAGTACTACAACAGCATATACAACAGCTTATAATACTAGCACATCTACTAAAGAAGGTTGTCATTATGAAACTAGTAAGAGTACCACTACTACGTACGACACTAGTCAAAGTACTACAACATCATATAACACAACTTGGTCTACTAGTAAATCTACTACGACTACGTGGTCAACTAGTAAGAGCACTACAACAACATATACAACTACTTGGACAACGACATTTGGTACGACTACTGTATATAATACTAGTACCACTGTTAAAAGACAAACAGATTTCGGTCAGTCAACTTCTAAAAATACGACAACTACGTATAACACGAGTATAACGACAACCTATACCACAACATGGAATACTAGTAAAAATACGACAGAGAGTAGATCAACTACTACCACGTATACCACAAGTACAGCGTATAATACTAGTACTATAACACAGCATAGTACAACCACAACTTGGACCACCACATATACAACTTCAACGGTATATAATACAAGTCACGCTACATCTACGTCAAGGAGTACTAGTCAAAGTACCACGACCACATATACTACAACATGGGCGACTAGTAAAAGTACCACTGAAAGCAGAAGCACAACCACAACATATACAACAAGTACAACATACAATACTAGTACTATAACACAACACAGTACGACTACGACTTGGACTACTACGTATACAACATCAACAACTTATGAGACTAGTCATGCTACTTCTACATCTAGGAGTACTAGTCAACATACATTTACAGGTTTTATTACAAGTTATAATACAAGTACTAATACAACAGAAAGTAGATCAACTACCACTACGTATACAACAACAACAACATATAATACAAGTACGACAACGACTACGATATATAATAGAGAAACATCAAAGAGTACCACAACTACGTGGTCAACGAGTAGATCTACAACAACAACATGGGCAACTAGTAGGTCAACTACGACTTATTGGAATACTAGTAAATCAACAACTACTACATGGAACACAAGTAGAAATACAACTGAAAGTAGGAGTACATCAACCACTAGATCAACAACAACAACATACTCTACTAGTAAAAGTACAGATACTCAATATAGTACATCAACAACTACAACAACCACTTATTATACAAATGTAGAAACAAGTAGAACCACTGAAACAGGTGGTTGTATGAGAGGATGTATATAAAATTAAAATAATATGGCAACACAAATACAAAACGCATATAAAGACGCAACATTAACGTTCACAGATGATCAAATTACTTGGCATTGTCCTCATCCAACGAACCATGGTGCAGCTGGAACATATGAAGTAATGATGGGTTGGGAACAACCTATTATGGAAAAAATGGCGGAACTTGCCGTATCCGAAGGGGACCATGTTCTTGAGTGTGGTTTTGGTATGGGTATATTATCTAATGCTATTCAAGCTAGAAATCCTGCGTCACATACGATATGTGAATTTCACCCACAGGTAATAGAAAAAGCTAAAGCGTGGGCAGTTGGAAAATCTAATGTTACAATACATGAAGATAAATGGTGGTCACTATATGGTACGACTGGTAGATATGACGCTATATTAATGGATACATATGCAGATGATGATTTGCATGCTAAATTTAGAATGTTTTGCACAGCAAAAATAGTAAAAACTGGTGGTAAGGTTACTTGGTGGAATTTTAGTGGTGGAGATTCTGATGAATATATGAAGTTTTATTGGACAGATGGTGTAACATTTACTGATGTTGCTGTAGATCCACCTATGAATTCATATTATAATAAAGATATTTATAAAGTGCCTCTTAAAATATTAACACCACCTGCAACAGGAAGAGGTATAGTTAGTGATGTAACTGTTAATATGCCTGATTCTGCTACAAAAGAAATTGAAGCAATACATAATCATAGTATTGTAACATGCGCTGATGTTAGCAGTCCTGACTTAATTAATCAAACTTCTGGTAGAACACTTGTTATGGTATGTAAAGGAGTTTATAATATAAATAATGGATTACTAAAAGTAACTGGTAATCATCCAATGATAGTAAAAAGAGATGGATCTTGGGTGGAAAAAAATATGAATGAAGTAGTTGTTGGTGATAAACTTTATAAAATAGATAATACTGAAGTAGAAATAACAAGTATTGATTTTGATAGTTCAGATACACGACATACTATAGCTAGAGTATTAATTGATCATAATTATTTTGTTAACAATATTTTAATGAAAGGAGGATCTGATGGCTAATACTACTACAACTTATATGACTCAGGCGAATACGTCTAGATCAACTTCTACATCTTGGGAAACAACTAGATCAACCACAACTTCTTGGAATACTAGTAGAAGTACAACAGAAACATTTAATACAACAACTACGTACACAACATCAACTACGTTTTCAACTAGTGCAAGTACAACAACCACGTATAGTACCAGTCAAAGTACAACAACTACGTACAATACGAGTCAAAGTACTACGACTACGTTTAATACGAGTCAAAGTACAACAACAACATATATGACAGCAATTAGTCATAGTACAACAACTACTTGGTCTACTAGTAAAAGTACCACAGAAAGTAGGAGTACAACAACGACTTACACCACATCAACTGCATATAATACTAGTACAGAAACTAAGAGATCCACAACAACTACTTGGACTACCACATATGATACAACCACTACGTATAATACATCAAAAAATACAACTGAAAGTAGAAGTACAAGTCAAGCAACTACTACTACTTACACTACTACGTGGGCTACAAGTAAGAATACAACAGAAAGTAGATCAACAACTACTACATACTCAACTACAACTACATATAATACGTCGACTATAACGCAGCACAGTACTACTACAACTTGGACAACAACGTTCAATACAACAACTACTTATGAAACTAGTCACAATACAACAGAAAGTAGATCAACTAGTCAGAGTACAACTACTACATATACAACTACGTGGGGTACTAGTCGAAACACTACAGAAAGTAGAAGTACTACAACTACTTATACAACATCAACGGTGTATGAAACTAGTTCTATAACTAGTAGAACTACTACTTGGGAAACAACTAAATCCACGACAACTACTTTTAATACAAGTACGATGGATTTTACATTTTATTTAACAGCTTATAATACTAGTACAAGTACACAAACAAGTAGATCAACATCTTCTATAACATCGAAGAGTACTACTACCACATATAATACTAGTCAAAGTACTACTACTACATATAATACTACTACTTTAACGAGTAAAAGTACTACAACAACTTGGAGTACTAGCAAGAGTACAACCACTACGTATAACACTCAAACGTTTTGGAACACAACTACTCTTTATAATACATCTACAGTAACAAGTAAAAGTACAACTACAACATATGAGACTAGTCATGATGTTTCTACATCTAGATCAACGTCATCAATAACTTCTAAAAGTACCTCTACAACTTGGTCAACTAGTAAAAGTACAACTACTACGTATAATACGTCTACAACTACTACTACAACGTATAATACAAGTACTACAACTACAACAACATATGAAACCAGTAAAAGTACTACCACAACATACAACACAAGTACCTCTACTACAACAGCGTATACTACTACGTGGAATACTTCAAAGTCTACTACCACAACGTATGAGACAAGTAAAAGTACCACAACAACATATAACACGAGTACTATAACGCAGCATAGTACAACTACGACGTATGAAACAAGTAAGACTACCACAACCGTATACAATACTAGCACTATTGTTAAAAGACAAACAACATATACTAATTCAACTAGTAAATCTACTACTACCACTTTCAATACTAGTACAACTACTACTTACAATACGAGTACAACCACAACTTACAATACGAGTACAAATACTACTAAATCATGGTATAGTACATATACAAAAGATTACTCTACTGAGCGAGAGGATTTAGATAGGTAGAAAGTGGTAAAAATGTGTAATTATATATATACTAATATAAATTAAATTTAATAATATGGAAATGTTTAATAAGAAGGAACTAGATAAAAGAATAGGTCCCCTTAAAAAGAATAAAAAACTATATGAACTAGAAACAATCGAGGGATATGTTATTAGAAAATGTAGTGAACTTAACTTAGAATCAAGTTATGATGTTTTGGCAGAAGAAATGCCTTATTTTAAAACAATGGGTTATACAGAGTTTGCAACAAACTTTTACATGCAACCATTGAATCTTAAACAAAGGAATGAACAGCTAGCTGATGCATGGAATTCAAAACCAGAATCTGTAGAAGATTACGCTAGCTATTTGATAAATAATATTCAAAAAAACACTGCTAATAAGTATACAGATAGATCTGAAGAATTTGATAAGTATCCACCAAAAGATTATTTGGTTGTACTACCTGGATCTAATAAAATAAAATCTAATATCTGTTTAAACAGATTAAGAAAGATTAAAAAGAAACATGGAGATAATATATATTTTAAACCACACCCGATAACAACTCATCAAATAATTGGTGAATTAAAGGATTTTTTTGGTGAACAATGTATATTACCTAGAACAATAGACATGTACTATTACATGCAAAAAGCTAAAAGTGTTTATACAACACATATAAGTGAAAGTGCTATTTATGCTGCTCTTTTAGGTAAAAGAATAGAACCAATAGATGTTTGGAATAATGTTATGCATGGATCATTTTCGTGTATAAATAGTTATCTTTTTACACATCAAGATAATATAAAAGAATTTATAAATCATACTTTCTCAAGTCATAAATCAGGGATTATTAATCCCCATGTAGATAAAGATTGGAGAGATAAAGTTGATAAATATTTTGATTATATCATGGAAAAAAGAGAAGTATATAAAGATTGGTTTATTGTAAATGAGAAAAAGAAAGTTGTTAAGAAGTAAAAAGCGTGAAAATAGCGTGATAATATAAAAGTAAAATAAAGTTAAATTAAATAAAATAAATTATGGCAAAGAAAAAAGCAGCTGCTACTAAGGTAACAGCAGATGAATTAAAAAACATACAAGAAAAGGTTACTGTTATAAACCGTCAACAAATGGATATTGGTGGTTTAGAAATGCAAAAACAAATCTCTATTGAACGATTAAAAGAAGCACAAGGTGCTTTAACTGTTGTCCAACAAGATTTAGAAAAAAAGTATGGAAAAGTATCAGTAAATCTTAATGATGGATCTTTAAAAAATGTAAAAGATGCAGCTGATTCGAAAAATTAGTATCGGTAAAGATTATAAAAATGAAGCTATGCACTATGCCGTAGGCCAAGAGGTTTACGGTGGGCATACAATCACTAATATCATTGAAGAGGATCAAAAGTTTAGCATTTATATTGCAAAAAATGATGAAGAAATTCCTTGGAAAGATTTTAATAAAAATATGGCTATAGCAATAGAATATAATTTAGAATATTAATGCGTGGTTTATATAATTTTATAATAAAACCAAAAGAATCTAGATACAATAATATTAAAAAAATAGGTGATAGAGAATTAATAGTAAATACAGATAATTTTCAGCATCAATATGTTAGTCGAGAAGCTATTGTAATATCTGTCCCTAAAAGTATTAAAACTAATATAAAACCAGGTGATGGTGTTATTGTGCACCACAATGTTTTTAGAAGGTATAATGATATTAGAGGTGTTGAGAGAGATAGTAAAAGTTATTATAAAGATAACATGTATTTTGCTTTTATCGATCAAATATTTGCATATAAAGTAGATAATAATTGGACACCTTTGGATCAATATTGTTTTATTAAACCAATTAAATCATATAGTAAATTTGATATTAATAAAGAAGAACCTCTAATAGGTATAATAAAATATACTAACAAAAACTTACCAGAGGTTGGTAGTTTAATTGGCTTCACACCAAGTAGTGAATATGAATTTATTATTAATGGTGAAAGATTATATAGAGTAAGAACACAAGACATTACAATTAAATATGAATATCAAGGAAAAGAAGAGGAATATAATCCAAGCTGGGTATAAAGCAGTTGAAGAGTTAGTTAAGGTTGCTAAAGAACCAATTGTAGATAGTGGAGATGATATAACAGCGGATAGATTAAAAAATGCTGCTGCTACAAAAAAATTAGCAATATTTGATGCTTTTGAAATATTAACTAGAATTCAAGATGAAGAAAATTTATTAGATAATAAACCAAAAGAAGAAAAGAAAACTAAAATTTTTAGTGGTTTTGCAGAAAGAAGATCTAAATAATGTACAAACAAACACTATATAAAGTAGTTGAGCCAATTCGTATTAATACTTTTAAGAGATTAAATAAAGGTAAAAAGTGGAAATATGGTTATAATAAAGAACATGATATTGTTGTTATTAGTAAAACTGGTCAGATAGGTGAAATATATGAAATACAAAATCTTCAAATAGCTTTACCTCCAGCACCTAAAAAAATATTTAGTAAATCAAAAGATACTAAAAAACAACATTGGGAGCAATTTAATCTACCTAAAGAATTTAAAAACATAAAAAGTATATTTGATTGGAAATCATATCCAGAAGAATTCAAAGAAGATTGGTTTAACTATATAGATGAAGAATTTAAAAGAAGAGATGAAGGATTTTGGTTTACTAATAAAGGTATACCAACTTACTTAACAGGCACACACTACATGTATCTACAATGGTCAAAAATAGACGTAGGTGCACCAGAGTTCAGAGAACCAAATAGATTATTTTACATTTTTTGGGAAGCTTGTAAAGCTGATAAAAGATGTTATGGAATGTGTTATTTAAAAAATAGACGTTCTGGATTTTCTTTTATGTCTAGTGCTGAAGCTGTTAATTTAGCTACAATATCTAGTGATGCTAGATATGGTATATTATCTAAAACTGGTTGGGATGCTAAAAAGATGTTTACCGATAAGGTCGTACCAATCTCAATTAATTATCCATTCTTTTTTAAACCGATTCAAGATGGTATGGATCGACCTAAAAGTGAATTAGCATATAGAGTACCAGCTCAAAAGTTCACAAGAAAAAAAATAACTACTAATGAAAAAGTAGAAGAAATAGCGGGTTTAGATACTACTATTGATTGGAAAAACACCGGTGATAATAGTTATGATGGAGAAAAACTTAACTTGCTAGTACATGATGAAAGTGGAAAATGGGAGAGACCTGATAATATATTAAATAACTGGAGAGTTACTAAAACTTGTTTGCGATTAGGTAGTAGAATTATTGGTAAATGTATGATGGGTAGTACCTCAAACGCATTAGATAAAGGTGGAGATAACTTTAAAAAACTATATAACAGTTCAGATGTTACAAAAAGAAACCGCAACGGACAGACTAGCTCAGGATTATATAGTTTGTTCATACCTATGGAATGGAACTACGAAGGATTCATTGATATGTATGGATTACCTGTATTCAATACACCCGAAGAAGAAACTTATGGGCCTTATGGAGATTTAATAGATATAGGTGTTGTAGAACATTGGACTAATGAGGCAGATGGATTAAAATCTGATCAAGATGCTTTAAACGAATTTTATCGTCAATTTCCAAGAACTATTGAACACGCTTTTAGAGATGAGGCCCAAAATAGTATATTTAATTTAGTAAAAATCTATGAACAAATAGATTATAATGAAGAAATGACTAGATCTATTGGTGTTAGTACTGGTAATTTTCAATGGGTTAATGGTATAAAAGATACAAATGTTATATTTTATCCAGATCCCAAAGGAAGATTTAAAGTTAGTTGGATGCCAAAAGTTGAATTACAAAATAATGTAATTGAAAAAAATGGTAGAAAATATCCAGGTAATGAACACATGGGAGCGTTTGGATGTGACTCTTATGATATATCTGGAACAGTGGATGGTAAAGGATCAAAAGGTGCTTTACATGGTTTAAGTAAATTTTCCATGGAAGATTGTCCACCTAGTCAATTTTTTTTAGAATATATAGCTAGACCACAAACTGCAGAGATCTTTTTTGAAGATATGTTAATGGCTATTGTTTTTTATGGTATGCCAATATTATGTGAAAATAATAAACCTAGATTATTATATTATTTAAAAAGAAGAGGTTATAGAGGTTATTCAATGAATAGACCTGATAAAGTTTGGAATAAACTTTCTGTAGCTGAAAAAGAAATAGGTGGTATACCTAATACAAGTGAAGATATTAAACAAGCACATGCTGCCGCTATTGAGATGTATATACAAAGCAATGTTGGTATCAGGCAAGATGGATCACATGGAAACATGTATTTTAATAGAACATTAAATGATTGGGGTCGATTTGATATAACAAAAAGAACCAAATTTGATGCTACTATTAGTTCTGGACTTGCAATTATGGCGTGTAATAAACATTTATACCATCCATATGCTAAAGTTAGTAAACAAAAATTAAACATAAACATTGCGAAATATAAAAATAAAGGCATGCAATCAAAATTAATAAAACAATAATATGGCTGAATCAGTTTTAAAAGGATTTTTTCCTAGTCAAGTAGTTAGTGATAAAGAGAAGATGGGCCAAGAATATGGTCTTAAGGTTGCTAAAGCTATAGAAAGCGAATGGTTTAGTAAAGATTCTGGTACAAATAGATATTATAGTAACCAAAATGAATTTCACAAACTACGTTTATATGCGCGTGGGGAACAATCTATTCAAAAATATAAAGACGAATTATCGATTAATGGTGATTTGTCATATCTTAATTTAGATTGGAAGCCAGTACCTATTATACCTAAATTTGTAGATATTGTTGTTAATGGAATAGCAGAAAGAAGTTATGATGTAAAATGTTATTCACAAGACCCATATGGTGTTGCTAAAAGAACACAATATATGGAATCAATATTAAGAGATTTAGAAACAAGAGAGTTAACTAAATTTGCTAATGAAGCGTTTGGAATTAGTTTAGCTGAAAATGATCCAGAAACATTACCTAATAGCGAAGAAGAATTACAACTTCACATGCAGCTTAGTTATAAACAAGAAGTGGAGTTAGCAGAAGAACAAGCTATTAATACTATATTAGAAGGTAATCGTTATGAAAATACAAGAAAAAGATTTTATTACGATTTAACTGTTTTAGGTATTGGTGCTGTTAAAAATACATTTACTGAAACTGAAGGAATAAAAGTAGATTATGTAGATCCTGCGAATTTAATATGGTCTTATACAGAAGATCCATTTTTTGATGATTTATACTATATTGGTGAAGTAAAAAATATTCCAATAAATGAACTTAAAAAACAATTTCCTAATTTAGATAATAGTGATTTAGAGAATGTATCCAAATCTGGTTTTCAAAATAGTGGAATGTATAAAACACAGTCATCAAGTAGTGACTTAGATAAAAACACAATTCAAGTTTTATATTTTAATTATAAAACATATATGAATGAAGTATATAAAGTTAAAGAAACATCAACAGGTGCTACTAAAATTATATTAAGAGATGATCAATATGATCCACCAATAGAAGCATATGAGGCTCAATTTGGTAAAATGAATAGATCATTGGAAGTTTTATATGAAGGTGCTTTAATTTTAGGTTCTAAAAAATTACTTAAATGGCAGTTAGCTAAAAACATGATGCGTCCAAAAAGTGATTATACTAAAGTTAAATTAAATTATAGTTTAGTTGCTCCTAGAATGTATCAAGGTAAAATTGAATCATTAGTTGGTAGAATAACAGGTTTTGCTGACATGATCCAATTAACACATTTGAAACTTCAACAAGTGATGGCAAGAATGGTACCAGATGGTGTTTATTTAGATGCCGATGGACTTGCTGAAATTGATTTAGGTAATGGAACTAATTATAATCCACAAGAAGCATTAAACATGTTTTTCCAAACAGGTAGTGTAATTGGTAGATCACTTACTCAAGAAGGAGATCAAAATCCAGGTAAAATACCTATTCAAGAAATACAAAGTGGAGCTGGTGGTCAAAAACTACAATCATTAACAGCAACGTATAATTATTATTTACAAATGATAAGGGACGTAACTGGATTAAATGAATCAAGAGATGCTAGTACACCAGATAAATATTCATTAGTTGGTATACAAAAACTTGCAGCTGCAAATTCTAATACAGCAACAAGACATATATTACAATCAGGTTTATTTTTAACATCTGAAGTTTGTGATGGTGTATCGCTTAGAATATCTGATGTATTAGAATATTCACCTACTAGAGAAGCTTTTATTCAAAGAATAGGTAATCATAATGTAGCTACACTAGATGAGTTAACCGATTTACATTTATATGATTTTGGTATATTTATTGAACTAGCGCCAGATGAAGAAGAAAAACAAATGCTTGAAAATAATATTCAAGTTGCTTTGTCTAAAGGTTTAATTGAACTTGAGGATGCTATTGATGTTAGGAATATAAAAAATATCAAACTAGCAAATGAATTATTAAAAGTAAGACGTAAAAAGAAAAAAGAGGAAGATCAAGAATTACAAGAAAGAAATATTAAAGCGCAAGCAGATGCTAACGCAGAAGCTCAAAAGGTTGCTGCAGAAGCTGAAGTTCAAAAACAACAAGCATTAGTTCAATCTAGTTTACAATTAGAACAAGGTAAAGCTGGATTTGAGGAAGCAAAATTATTAAAAGAATCTCAAATTAAAAAAGAACTAATGAACCATGAATTTTTAATTAACATGAAGTTAAAAGAAATGGAATTAAAAGTTGTAAAACAAAAAGAAACAAGTAAAGAAGATCGTAAAGACGAGAGAACTAGAATTCAAGCGTCTCAACAATCTGAATTAATAGATCAAAGGAATAATAGTAAACCACCTAAAAACTTTGAATCTATGGGTAATGATACATTAGGTGGTATTGATTTAGGATCATTTGATCCTAGATAATTGTTTAATTTTATAATATTATATTATGGCTAAAAAAGAAGAAAAGGTAGTTGAAGAAATTCAACCTACCGAACAAGTAACAAATAAAGTTCCTGAACCTGAAGTTAAAGAAGAGGGTGGGGATATGAAAGTTAAAACTCCTAAAAGACCTAGACAGTTCGTTAATAAAGATGAAAACGAACCAGCTAAGGTAGATTTAAGGAAGAAAAAAGAAGAAGTTACTCCTGTAGAAGAAACAGAAGTAAAAGATACACCTGTTGTTGAACAAGAGGTTAAAGAAAAAGAAGAAGAAGAAGAAGTTCCTATACTAGAAGAAATCATTGAAGAACAACCTAAGGTTAAAACTGAACAAGAAGTTAAAGAAACGGTTGATAAACAAGTGGAGAAGTTAGAAGAAAAAGTAACTAAAGCACTTGATGCTAATGAGGATTCTAAAAAAGAATTACCAGAAAATATTCAAAAAGTTGTAAACTTTATGAATGAAACTGGTGGAAGTCTTGATGATTACGTTAAGTTAAATCAAGATTACAGTAATCAAGATGATCAAACATTGTTAAGAGAGTATTACAAACAAACAAAAAGTCATCTTACTGACGACGAAATAAGTTTTATGATGGATGATTCATTTGCATTCGATACAGAAGCAGATGATGAGAGAGACATAAAACGTAAGAAATTAGCGTTAAAAGAGCAAGTTGCAAGCGCTAAAAGCCATTTGGAAGGCTTAAAATCCAAGTACTATGAGGAGATCAAGGCCGGTGTTAAGTTAACGCCTGATCAACAAAAAGCCATCGATTTTTTTAATAGATACAACGAAGAGAGCAGTGAAAATCGTAAATTAGCAGAGGAACAAAGAAACGTGTTTACTTCTAAAACAGAAGATCTTTTCAGCAACGAATTCAAAGGTTTTGAATATAATGTTGGAGAGAAAAAATATCGTTACAATGTTAAGGACGCTGGTAAAGTTAAAGATACCCAAAGCGATATTAATAATTTCGTGGGGAAGTTTTTAGATAAGAAAAATCAATTAACTGATCCTAATGGTTATCATAAAGCTTTATTTACAGCCAACAATCCCGATGCTGTTGCTAATCACTTTTATCAACAAGGAAAAGCTGATGCTATCAAAGATAGTATTGCTAAAGCTAAAAATGTTGATATGACACCTAACCAAACACATTCTAACACAATGGCGAGTGGTGGGACTACATATAAAGTTATTAGTGGCGATGATTCTAGCAAACTTCGAGTAAAAATTAACAAAATTAATTAACAATTTAAAATTTAAAAATTATGGCATTAGCTGGAACCGGTGCGGAACTATCGCACCTTACTCCGAGACCTGAAAAGGATCTATGGGGTAGCAACTATTTAAACATCGCGGATAACGATTTTAATTTCGCGAAACAGTTCCTCCCAGAAGTTTATGAGAAAGAAGTAGAGAGATACGGTAATCGTACTATTTCTGGTTTCTTAAAGATGGTTGGAGCAGAGATGCCTATGGCTTCTGATGAAGTCGTATGGTCTGAACAAGGAAGAATTCACGTAGCTTTTAATGACATGGCAATTACATCTGGTAATCATACTAGCAGTGTTGTAACCTTTATGGGTACAAACGCTGTTGCAGTTGCAAACTGTGCATTAGTAAAAATTGGTGATACTGTTGTATTATCAAAAACGGGAGTTTCTTTCAAAGCATACATAACAGAAAAACCAAGTACAACTACTATTACATGTAAACCATATGCTGCTGCTAATATCAGCGACATTGGAGCACCTTTCCTAGCGGCAGGATCATCAGTAATGGATATTAAATTATTCGTTTATGGTTCTGAATATGGAAAAGGTACATCAAATGTAGGTAATTCAATTGATGCAAGCTTTACTAAATTTACTAACAAACCTATTATCTTAAGAGATAAATATAGTGTTAGTGGATCTGATACAGCTCAAATCGGTTGGGTTGAAGTTACTTCTGAACTAGGAACTTCTGGATATTTATGGTATCTAAAATCTGAACACGAAGCAAGATTACGTTTTGAAGATCAGTTAGAAATGGCAATGATTGAAGCTGAAAAAGCAGCTCAAACTATAACTCCTACTGAGTTATACGGAGCTACAGGATTCGTTCCTGCAGGTTCTGAAGGTCTTTTCGCAGCTGTTGCATCAAGAGGTATTGTTTACAACGATGCAGATTTTGGTGATACTGATACTGGTGAGGGAATTGTAGAATTTGATAACATCCTTAAAGAGCTTGATAAGCAAGGTGCTATTGAAGAAAACATGATCTTCGCTAATAGAGATATTGCTTTAGCTATCGATAAGATGCTAGCAAATCAAAACTCTTACGGATCTGGTGGAACATCTTATGGTGTATTCAACAACGAAGAGGATATGGCGCTTAATTTAGGTTTTTCTGGTTTTAGAAGAGGTTCTTATGACTTCTATAAAACTGATTGGAAATATCTAAATGATAGCACAACTAGAGGCAACGCTGAAGATGTAGAGGGTATTTTGGTACCTGCTGGGACTTCTACTGTTTATGATCAAAATCTTGGTCAAAACGTAAAAAGACCTTTCCTACATGTTAGGTATAGAGCTTCTGAAGCAGATGACAGAAAATTAAAATCATGGATCACTGGATCTGTTGGTGGAAATTACACAAGTGACGAAGATGCAATGAACGTTCATTTCTTATCTGAGAGATGTTTATGTGTTCAAGCAGCAAATAACTTTGTGTTATTGAAGAAAACTGACTCAGTACATGGTAATTAATTTATCATCTAAATAATTAAAGGTAAAGGGTGCTTCGGCACCCTCCACCTTTATTTTTAATAACTATTTAATTATATCATATTATGGAAAAAGTAAAAAAAACAGATAATCCTTTGGAAAAAGATTGGGTTGTCAAAGATAGGGTTTATTACCTAACAACAAGGGAAAAACCTTTAGTATACACAGTAGCAGGAAGACATTCCACTAAAAGACCTTTGGTTTGGTTTGATGAAAAAACCGGAGTACAAAGGGAACTTAGATATGCTACAAATCAAAATTCATGCTTTGTTGATGAACAAAAAGGTCAAGCAACTCTTGGAAGAATTGTTTTTAGAAATGGAGCATTAGCTGTTTCAGCAAGAAAACAAAACTTACAAAAATTGTTATCATTGTATCACCCGTTAAAAGGTTTGTTCTTTGAAGAACATGATGCAGTGCAAGAAGCTACAGATGACGTAAGTTATTTAAATGCTGAAGTAGATGCTTTAATTGCAGCAAGAGATTTAGCTGTAGATGAAGCTGAAGCAATATTAAGAGTTGAATTAGGTACTAAAGTTTCTGAAATGGATTCTAAAGAAATAAAAAGGGATATATTATTGTTCGCAAGAAGAAATCCAGGTTTATTTTTAGAATTAATGCAAGATGATAACGTTCACTTAAGGAATTTTGGTATTAAAGCTATGGAAGCAGGAATAATTAAACTTTCACCAGATAATAGAACATTTACATGGGCTAGTAATGGTAGAAAACTAATGAATGTTCCTTTTGAAGAACATCCTTATTCAGCACTAGCCTCTTGGTTTAAAACAGATGAAGGACTAGATGTTGTAAAAAGCATAGAAAAAAGATTAAAATAATAATCACTTTATAGAGAGTAGTCATCTTTATAGGTGACTACTTACTATAAATAAAAGAAATATGGCAGTAAATATAGATACAGTTTATCAAAGAGTATTAGCTATTGCTAATAAAGAACAAAGAGGTTATATAACACCTCAAGAATTTAACTTATTAGCTAATCAAGCTCAAATGGAAATATTTGAACAATATTTTTATGATAAAAATCAATTTGGTAGACAACCAGGTAATGACACAACATATTCTGATATGATGGATTTGTTAGAAGAAAAGATTGATATATTTGAAAGGTTTAGACAAACTGTTGCTGTCACTGGAGCGGGAGTTGGGACACTACCTGCTTATTATAGAATGGGGGAATTATCTTATTATACAGGTTCAAGATTTGTAGAAGTAGAGAAAATTTCTCAAAATGATTTAAATCATTATACAAACTCACCCTTAACAGAGCCAAAATTAGAACGTCCTTTCTATATACAAACTGGCGAAAACACAATACAAATTTATCCAACAACAATAACTGATGGTAGTCAAGTATCATGTAATCTTATTGTAGCACCTGCTACAGTAGAATGGGCTTATACAACAGTTTTGGATGAAGCATTATACAATGTAACTAATAGTACTAATTTTGAATTACATAGATCAGAAGAACCAAATTTAGTTATTAAAATATTACAATTATCTGGAGTAATTATAAAACAACAAGATCTTTATAGTATAGCTGATGCAGAAGAAAAACAAGATAAACAACAAGAAAAAGTATAAATAAATGGGATTACTAGGAACAAGAACACAAGAAGCATATTACCATCAAAGTCAAAGTAGATGGAGCGTTAATCCTAATGGGACAGTAGCAGCGTTTACTTTAACAGATACATATTTTCCTACATTAACTGATTTAATAAAATCTGATATAAGGGTTTTTGTTAATGGTATAGAAATTGATACTGTAAATTACACTTTTTCTACACCAACATTAACATTTACCGGTAGACTAGGTAATGAAACAGTTTTAGCCGCTAGTACATTTGCACCAATTGACGGTGCTACATTAACAGTTAGAGAAAGAGCTGCTTCAGAAAATTACGGAAATTATCAATATATTGGTATTGAAGATATTATAAATAATTTTACAATAAGTTATGTAGGTGAAAATAAAATAATAAATAAAGTTAAAAGAACTGATATTGCTTTTCATGCTCAAAGAGCATTAGCTGAAATGAGTTATGATACTTTAAGATCTAACAAATCACAAGAAATTGAAGTACCACCTTCATTAACCATGATATTACCTCATGATTATGTAAATTATATAAAACTATCTTGGTTAGATAGTGGTGGTGTAGAAAGATTATTATTACCTGCTAGAAAAACTAGCAATCCAAAAGCATTATTACAAGATAGTAATTATGATTATTTATTTGATGACACAACGAGCGCATTGTTAGAAGCAAAAGATTCAGATACTTGGGAATCATTTCAAAACTCAAGTGCTACAAACACAGCAGAGGATGAAACTAGTAATGGTGCAGATATAGATAAAACATTTTTCTTAGGACAAAGATTTGGTATGAATCCAGAGTATGCGTCTAGTAATGGTTTATTTTATATAGATAACGCAAGAGGTAATATACATTTTAGTTCTAATATAAACGGAAAAACAATAACATTAAAATACCTAAGCGATACATTAGGAACTGATGGAGAAATGCAGATACATAAATTTGCTGAAGAAGCAATGTATAAATGGATTGCACATGCTATTTTAGCAACAAAAACAAATGTTCCAGAATATATTATCGCAAGATTTAAAAAAGAAAGGTTTGCTGAAATAAGAAAAGCTAAGTTGAGATTATCTAATCTTAAATTAGAGGAATTAACACAAATTATGAGAGGCAAATCTAAACAAATAAAACATTAGACCATGCCAGAGTTAAAACATCACTTTCGTGCAGGTAAAATGAACAAAGACCTGGACGAGAGATTAGTACCAAATGGAGAATATAGAGATGCACAGAACATAGAAATTTCTACTTCTGAAGGAGATGATGTAGGTACTATTCAAAACGTTGTAGGTACTACACAGATTCTTGGTAAAACATACGACTCAAATACAGAAACTATAACTGCTAGCTGGTCCAATGCTAGTTTTGGTTTAACAAATGCTGTTTGTATAGGATCAAAATTAAATAACGAAAATGATAAAATATACTGGTTTATCACATCAGATGAATCAGATTGCATTGCTGAATATGATGATATTAAAGGTATTATATCACCAGTTTTAGTTGATGCTAATGATATATTAAATTGGAAAACAACAGATTATATTACTGGTATAAATGTTGTAGAAGGTATGTTATTATGGACAGATAACAAAACTGAACCTAAAAAAATAGACATTGATGTTTTCAAATCAGGATGTGATGGTAATTTTACAACACATTCAAAATATTCAGGCAAAAAAATACATAGTGCTGATTTATCATCAGCTGCTGTTTTTACAGAAGAACACATAACAGTTGCTAAAAAAGCACCTATAACAGCACCAACGTTAACCATGGCAACATCTACTAGAGGTGGTAACGGTACTGGAATAAACCCTGTTTTAGTTTCAAACTCTACAGCTGGTTTATTTGCAGATTCAGATGGAAATGGTAAAGCAGCTGGAACTGTAGTTAGTTTAAATTTTGCACCACAATCAGTTTTTGAAGTAGGTGATATAATAATTTTAACATCCACTTATGAAGAACTTAACTCAGCAATTGATTATGAGATAAAAGTTAGATTAACCGCCGTAACAAATAGTGGTTCAAACGCCACGGCTGTTATACAAAGTATTCCAGTATTTGTGGAATATCAAGCTTTAGTATGGGAGGCGTTATTAAGTGAAGAAGGTGTTTTGTTTGAAAAGAAGTTTGTTAGATTTGGATATAGATGGAAATATACAAGTGGAGAATACTCTACATTTTCACCATTCGGTGAATTAGCATTTAAACCAACAACATTTGAATACCTATCATCAGATGGCTACAACGTTGGTATGATTAATAATTTAAGAGATTTAACTATTAATATTACAGATACAACACCTATTGATGTAGATGAAGTTGATATATTATATAAAGAATCTAACAATAATTTAATATATGTTGTAGATACTTTAAAAGAAGATGAAGATGGTAATATCGCAACTTCATATAAATTAGAATCAGAAATTATAGGTAAAGTTGTAGAATCAAATCAAATGCTAAGACCATGGGATAATGTGCCAAGAAAAGCACTAGCCCAAGAGGTAACGGCTAATAGATTAATATACGCTAATTATCTACAAAACTATAATGTACCTAGTTTTAATGCCCCAGATATTTCAATGACAATAAGTCAAGCTCCTATAACTACAGTTAAAGAACCAGAACTATCTGTTAAATCACTTAGAACATACCAAGCTGGTGTAGTGTATATAGACGCTTATAATAGACAAACACCCGTATTTACTAGTAATGGAGCATCGAAACAAACTAGTAAAACATATGCTGAATCAGTTAACAATATACAATTAACATTAAATAATACTCCACCCGATTGGGCAACACACTTTAAATATTATATTAAAGAAACCTCTAATGAATATTATAACTTAGCTATGGATAGATACTATCTATCTGAAGATGGTAATGTTTGGTTAAGTTTTCCTTCATCAGAAAGAAATAAAGTTAAAGAAGATGGTTATTTAATACTTAAAAAACAACATGATTCAGACGTTTTCGTAGGTGTTGAAGCAAGATATAAAGTTTTAGATATACAAAACGAAGCACCTGATTTTATAAAGTTAGTTAAAAAATCTATTGGATCAGTTGATGGTACAACAGCACAAGATAACGTACCTCAAATAGGTAGTACAACATTTAAATTTAGAGGACCAAATCCTTTAGATAGTCCAAGTTTTGCACAAGGATTTACAGCTGATGGATTAATACAATTAGTTGTTGGTGGAGCAAAAACAGCTAAATACGATATAATTAGTGGTGGTTATAGTGGTGAAGAAGATCATGAAGATCTTACTCATAAACATATTTATTCTGTATCTATAAGTGAACCACTGAAAGAAGGGGAGACAATGCTTGCTAGTTTAAGTGCTGCTGCAAGTGATTCAGCCGCTGGTAGTTCATTAAGTGTTATTTTATATGAAGAACAATTTAAAAGAAAACCAGAATTTTATGGTAGGTTCTTTGTTAAAATAAATAGAGATGGTGATTTTGATACTAATATTATAGAAACATACCCTGATGTTCAAGCAGAATACGGTATTGTAAATAGTCGAACTGTTTATGCTGATTCTCAAAATAGTGGTCCTGGGGACGGTGATCAAGAAGCATCATGGTACGATACAGGACAAAGTAGTAGACATTCTAGTTATTATATAACATCAGCTAATAACGGCCATCCTAAAATGGGTAGCAAATTTATGAGAATATATTGGACTGGAGCTCCATCTGGAGAACCTAGGAAAAAACATGATAAAGCTGATACTATAAATTCTTGGTTAAAATCATTATCTAACGCTGGAACATTGTTTAGAATGAAAGGTAGTAGTACTAATAATACCAGTGAAGTTTATGTGGTTGTTGGATCTACTATTAAGTATCAATATAGAAGACAAGGAAGAAGAAGATTAGGTAGTACTAAAAGAAGAGAGTATAAAATAGAATTTGAACATGCTGTAAATTTAACTCCTTATGAAGATTCATTTACTTTTGGTAGTGATAAAATAGATGAAATACAAATCGTTGAAAAAATTATAGATAGTAATAATGAAACTATAACATCTGATAATCCCGCTGTTTGGGAAACAGAACCAAGAGAAGCTATAGATATGGATTTATACTATGAAACTGGTAATACATATGCAATAGCACAACATGGTACAACTCACACAATACCATTTAAAAATTGTTATTCATTTGGAAATGGTGTAGAATCAGATAGATTAAGAGATGATTTTAATGCTGTTAAAATTGATAAAGGTGTTAAAGTATCAACTGTATTAGCAGAACAATATAAAGAAGAAAGAAGAAAGAATGGTTTAATATACTCTGGTTTATTTAATTCGACAAGTGGTGTAAATAGATTAAATCAATTTATTGCTGGTGAAGCTATAACAAAAGATATTAATCCTCATTATGGTAGTATACAAAAAATACATGCTAGAAATACAGATCTAGTTACGTTTTGTGAAGACAAAGTATTAAAAATATTAGCAAATAAAGACGCTTTATATGAAGCTAGTGGTAATCCACAATTAACAGCAACAAATAGAGTATTAGGTCAAGCAATACCTTTTGTAGGTGAATATGGTATATCTACAAATCCAGAGTCATTTGCATCATATGCTTTTAGAGTTTATTTTGCAGATAAAAATAGAGGTGCAATACTTAGATTATCAAGAGATGGTTTAACAGCTATATCTGAAAATGGTATGAGGGATTATTTTAAAGATGGTTTACCAACTTCAACATTAGTATTAGGTAGTTATGATGATAGTAAAGGATTATATAATTTAACATTAAATAATGAAACAGTATCTTTTGATGAAAAAATAAATGGTTTCCCTAGTTTTAAATCATTTATACCAGAAGGAGCTGTATCTTTAAATAATAAATATTATTCTTTTAAAAATGCTAATTTGTGGGTTCATAATAATGAAAAGAGAAATAGATTTTATGATACTTCAGGTGGTGAAGATGATGCAACAAAATATTATGAATCTTCTGTAACGGTATTAATTAATGATATACCAGAAACAATAAAAGGATTTAAAACAGTAAACTATAGTGGGTCAAGATCAAAAATATACACAAATGATTATGATGCTGGGAATGATTATGACAATCCAACATACACAGATTCAGATGGTTGGTATTGTAATTCCATAACTACAGATGTTCAAACTGGATTTATAAAAGAATTTACAAAGAAAGAAAATAGATATTATAATTATATAAAAGGTGACACAACAACTTTAGCTAATTTAGATAGTCAAGAATTTAATGTTCAAGGTATTGGACAATACACGGGTAGTTTATCTGGAGATGTTGCTTTAGCAGACAAAACAGTTACAGTTAGTTTGACTGGAGTAAATGGCGCTACTGTAGATAATTATACTTTTGATGTAGAAGTTGGTACTGAAATACATACTGCTAACTCTAGTATCACAATGACACTAACACCTAGTAATGGATATACATTAACAGCTGGTGATCTTAGTGTTGTAGAAGGTAATAACACTAGTATGATAACTGAATATGTTACAAGTGTTACATTTGCGCAAACTGGAACTAATGTTACTGCTACAGTAAACTTTACAGATGGTGTTAATATGCCTGTTGGTGACTTAAGTATTCCTTTAGCTGTAACAGGTGATGGTGCTCTTAATGTGTATTTATTACACGATGTGGCTTTAAATTATAATACAGATAGTAATATTACAGTAACAAAAGCATGGTCAGGAACAAGCAATGCTACAGCTGAAAATCATGTTGCTAGAACAGGTCTTCCTGGTAATTATGGTGTAGCTAGTCAAGTTGCAACAATAGAATTTAACTTAGATACTAACTATGATTTTAAAGTAGCACCTAGTTATAAATTAGATAGAGATATTGCAAATGATCCGGAAAGTGAATATACTGTAACATATCAAGATTATGATGTATCCGCTGCAGCTATAACTATAGGAGCTGGAGGTAAAGTATTAGCTGATGTAGATAAAAGAATATATACAATAACATATAAATTTCCTGCAAGACCAACTAGTGATGATATTTTTACATTTGACGCTATATCAACCCCAGCAGAAGTTACTGAAGATAATAAAATAACTGGTTACAACGTTTCTGGTTTAGTAAATGCAAGTAGATTTGAAAATACTAAAAACATATCCGTATATGGAGCGGTAGGTTCTACTTTTACATTTAACAGAGTTATAGATAGTGGCGTTGCTAACGCTTGGGATGGAGATAGTTTTGAAAATTCTGTAGCATATAAAGGTAAAATAAGAATCGCAAGGGTTGCTGATACTAGTAAATATAAAGAGTATGAGGTAACTAATGTTGTTGATGGGACTGGATATTGGAAACTAACAGTACAAAATGATACAGGTAGTGTATCACCACTTAGTACTTTTCCACATGGGGATCCTGTTGTTATTACTCTTTATGATCAAAGTGGATCTGCTTATAGTGGTTTTACAAATAAAACATATGATTGGGATCAAAATTTAACTGATTCAGATCCTGGAGCTGGAGAAGTAAAGGGAAACCAAACTGCTTTACAAAATATTACAACAATATATATAGATGAGGTAGATCAAACAGCTGCTAATTTAGATGCTCAATTTACAATATTAAGTGGTACATCTGCTGGTAGTACTACTACTTTAACAATAGGTGAAAATGGAGTTTATATAATACCAATAACTTTCTTTGAAATATCAACTTCTTCAGTATATGTATTCACGATAGCAGCTGTTTCACCAACAACATTATTAAGTCCTTTAATGGGTAACATATATGATAATAGTGGTAACGTAACTAATCCATTTACTGTTAATCAATATGCTGATCCAACATTAACCCTAACAGCAGCAGGTACTGGTGTTACCGTAACGTCTAGTAACGTAACATCAACATATACAGCGTTAGGTTTTCCTGTAGAATCATCTGGATTTTTCAAAATTCCATTAACAATAACAGGTACAGCCACTAGTAATATAACAGCTAACAGAGAACCAGAGACAGAAGATTTTACTAATTATAATAGTAATGGTTTTGATTGGGATTATGAGTTTACAAGTACAACTATAGATAATTCTGGTGGAACTAAAACAATATCAATTGTTGGGGATGTTTATGTAGATCAATATGGAACGGCTAGTACAACGTCTTCTTTACAATTAGACAATTTTATAAGTCTTGCTTCAGGTGGTAGTAGTAGTGGACAAATAATGTGGACACCTGCTGTTTCAGGATCTGGTGGATATATTATCACTGCGCTTGGTACTTACGATGATGGTACATATGATAGAACACTTAGTAAGCTTATTGATATTGGTACAGCTAGTGGAACAAATATAGCTGGAACTGGTGTTATAACAGGTAGTTTCTCTGGAAATACTGCATCGCAAATAACACTAACAATAAGTGCTGTTGCCGGTGGTACATGTTGTTTAAATCCAACTACAAATCTATCTGTAACTAAAGGTGCTTTAACAGGTAGTGGTGCTAGTCAAACTTTAGCATATACATGGTCAGCCCAATTTGATGAAGCGATAGATAATGCATCGAATGCAACATTTACTGTGGCTGTTGCTTTAGATAATGAACCTTAATAGATAGAATATGCCAAATATAACAATGACATTTACACATATAAACGATTCTTGCCAAATAGGTGACACTGTTTATTATCAAGCAAATAATACTACAACTATTACTGAGATGGGTGCTTGCACGGCTATTACAGCCACAACACTTAGTTGTGATATAGGTGGTACAGTAACTAGACCAACGTCTAATGATTTTATATTATTTAGTAAAGATAGTAGAGGTAATACATCTGCATTAAGAGGTTACTATGCAGAAGTAAAACTATCTAATGATGAATCAATACAATGCGAACTATATGATGTTGGTAGTGAGATATTTGAAAGTAGCAAATAATGTGTAATAATAATAGTAACTTAATAAAAATTTAGAAATTATGATTGAAGCTATAAGCGGAATGGTTGGTGGGTTAACTGGCATTGCTAGTGGAATAATTGGTGGAGGTAAACGAAGAAGGGAACAAGCAGCCGCAGAAAAAGAATTATCCATTAACAAAGCTAGATATGAAAACTTAGATACATCCAATTTAGCTGCTAATATGGAAAACACATACGAAGACTTAACGGTGAATACACAACAAGCTGACTTTGCTGCTCAACAACAACAACAAGCATTATCTAATACTATGGGTAGTATGAGTGCTGCTGCTGGTGGATCTGGTATTGCCGCTTTAGCACAAGCTATGGCTGGCCAACAATCACAAAACTTACAAGGTGCATCTGCATCTATAGGACAGCAAGAAGCTGCTAATCAAATGAAAGCAGCACAAGGAGCTATGGGTGTTCAAACAGCTCAAATACAAGGTGCTGAAGCATCAAGAGAAGCTGAAGCTGCTAAAACTGAAACACTATTAGGTATGTCACAACAAAGAAAAGGAGCTGCAGACGCAGCACGAGCTGCAGCAACAGAATCAATAACTTCAGGAATTGGGGATACAATTGGTGGTGCAGCATCATTAATGGCTGGTGGAGCAATAGATGTTGGTGGAGGTGTAGGTAAGTTTATGAGTAAATTGGGGGGTTAAAGAAATAAATAAGTAAAATGAAAGTAAATAAAGCAATAATAACAGGAGCAGGAATTGCAGCAGATAAATTCCAAAGTTATCGTATAGGTAAAAGAAATGACGATTTGTCTAGACAAATGCAAATGAAGCGTATGTATGAAGATAGGGAAGTAAGAAAATACATTGATAACTTAGGTCCTGGTGCTGAGGTAGATAAACTACCTGGAAGCATGCAGGAACCTGTTACAAACTTTTTAAATGATAGCCGTTTACGATATGGTAGATTGGCTAGACAAGCTGCTAAAGCACCAGCTGGTAGTCCATTTTATATGAAATCTAAAGCTGAAATGAATAAAATACAAGGTCAATTTAAAAATTTAAGTTCTCAATTAGATAATTTTAAAAATCTAAAACAAGAGTATTTAGCTGATTTTGATGAAGGTGTTATTTCAAAAGGATCTGATTCATCTATGTTAAAAAGATTATTTTCAACAGATGACTATCAAATTGATTTATCGAAGGGTAGTTTAGAATTTATGCTAGAAGATGGTACTAGAGTTGCTGGTTCAAACTTACCTAAATATTTTAATAGAAATGCTAAAGCTGTAGATGGTTTATTAAAATTAAATCAACAAGCTTATAAAAATGCTTTACCTATAGATAAAACATCAGATTACTTATATAGAAGACAAGTTAGACAATTAGTAACACAAGGTGGTAGAGATGGATTACTATCTTTAGCTACAGATGAATTTTTAGATGCTCCATTAATTGATATTGATAATCTAAATGATCCTAATCATCATTTATTATCTGAAGAAAACCACGAACAGTTAAGAGATTTTGTTATAGATTCTTGGATGCATGGTATATCAACTGCTTCTGAAGAAGCATATAGATTTAAACAAAGAAGTTCACGACCACAAGGTACAGGTATAGATTATAAAACAGTTATGCAAATATGGCAGAGTGGTGATTTAGATCAATTAACAAACTTGTTACCATTAAATAGTAAATTAAGTCTTGATGGATATGACGATGGAAGTTATGATATTAAATTAGGTAATAGAGTAGTAAGAAGAGGTATTCATCCAGGTAAACCAGAAACTTTAAATTTATTATTAGAAGTATTGGGAATATCTGGAGGATCTAGTTCTGGTGTTGATATAAATAAAATATAGTACACATGGAAGAGTTGTATAGAAAAATGTATCTTAAATACGCTCCGCATTTAAGTGAGGGCGAAATTAACGAAAAAGTAAGTTATGCTACTACTCAAGATAGCACTAGCTTTGCCAACTCATTTTATCAAAAGTACACCGGTTCCGGTCCCTCAAAACAACAATCAAAATACATATCGAATTACACACAAGAATCACAGACTAAATCTGAAGATATAGAACAACCTAAAAGTTTTTTAAGCAAAATGAGAGACTCTGCTGTTAATGCTGTAGATTATAACGTTGCTGGACTTTTAAATACATTTGAACAAGGTCAAGGTGCTCTTAATGATATATATCAACAAATAGAAGAATCTGGATCATATGATCCAAGAAAATGGAAAGAACTTACAGGTGAACAAAAGGAATTAAATAGACAAACAGTTAGACAAGAAGGTTTTGATATAGGTTTGTGGAATCTTAGGACGAGTAAGGAGATGGAAGATAGGGTTGCAAAATTTGAAGCAAACCAAACTAGATATAATAATGATATATCTGCAGAAGTATTAAAAGGAGTAAATGCTGATTGGGGACAAGTAGCTGAAAGAACAATATTAGCTGGTATAGGATCGTGGACAAGTTATTTAGCTATGTTAAGTCCTAGAGCACTATTAGTTTTAGGTAGTAGTACAATGGGTAATAAGTGGGATGAAGAATTTGATAAAGACCCAGATAGAGCAAATTGGTTACTACTTGCTAACGCTGCGGGTACTGGTGCTATTGAATTTGGTGAAGGCATGATTACAAGAAAATTAATAGGTATACCATTTATAAAAGCAATAAGAAATGGTACGGCTAGTGGTTCAGCTGTTACAGCAGCTAAAAACATGGTGATGAATGGGTCGGTATTAGCGTTAAAAAGATTAGGTATTGCCATGGGTCAAGAAGGTGGTATGGAAATGGCACAAGCGTTAGCCACTACATTATGGGATAAAGCCACTTTAGGTTACCTTGGTGATAATGTACTTGGTTATTCTCCAGGTGATGATAGATATGACACTAGATTAGGTACAATGAAGAAATGGTATGAGATATTCGATGAAGGTATTGTAGGTGCTTTCATGGGTGGTAACGTAAACATTGCTACTCAAGGTATTGAAGCATTACAAGGTAATACAGCGCAAAGAAGAGCTGAGGTTTTATTAAGACCTAAATCTGATCAAGATTTTATAAATAAAAAATATAAAGAATTAAGTGAATTACATAAAGAATCTCAAAGTCCTGACATTACACCTGATGTTTTAGAAAGAACAAGGAATAAAATAAATGAATTAAGTAACGAAATATTAGTTAAACAAAGTCAATCACAAAAAATAGTAAAAACATTAAGAGGTGATGCTTTAATGGAATATGCTGCAAATGTAGATAAAATTAATAAAGCTAATAAAGCAATAGATAAGAGTAATAAGATTGGTGGTGAGATAACTCAAAATAATATTAGTAAGTTAAATCAAGATGATAAAGATGAAGCTATTAAAAGAAATGAAGAAATATGGAAAGATCATATCCATAAATCATTAAATAAGAATTTAAATATTACTGATGCTTATGCTAAAGCAGCTAGTATGGAACAAGTGGTAGTTGAAAATGAAGATGAATATCAAGAAATATATGAAAATACAGAACAAGGTAAAAAACAAAAAGCTGTAGATGGTTATGCTGAAAATGTAAGAGGTTCAGATGGATTTTTTGATGGTTCTGGTAAATGGTATATAAATAAAAATCAAGCTTTAAAAACAGAAGCGGTATCAGTTGGATCTCACGAATTATTACATGGTATAATGAAATCTACATTAAGAGATTCTGAAGGTGTAATGACTAAAGAAGGTAAAGCTTTAATACAATCATTTAGAAATACTTTATCTGCAAAAGAATCAAGGATTATAAATAGAAGAGTAGATACAAATTATAAATATAAAAGAGATAATAAAGGTAATTTATTAAAAGATGCTGAAGGTAAAATTATTGAAAATGATTTTGAAGAATATGGTGAAGAATATTTAAACGCGTTTTCCGATGCTGTTCAAAAAAATCAAATACGTTATAATGAAGGTGTATTCACTAAATTAATAGATGTATTTCAATCTTTATTTAGAAGTAAAGGATTAAATAAGAATTTTAAAGACGGTATTGATGTTTATAATTTCTTAAAAACATATGATAAAAGTATACAAACTGGTCAAGTAGATGAAGATATAGTTGGTATGTTAAAAGAAGGTGCTAAAGGAAGAGCAACTGTTATACAAAAATCACAAACAGGTGATTTGATGACAGATATAAACGCTTTAGTAGAACCAAATCTTACTAAAGAGGGATTTATGAATAGTGGTTATTTAGATGCTTATTCTGCAATAACAGAGACAGATTTATTAAATGGTTTAATAGGTAAAGGTATAGGTGATCCAATACATGGCAGAACTAAGAATGAATTTATAGAAGAGGTTAAGAGTAGATTAGGATTAAAAATGTATAGGGAGTTTGATCCTACGAAAAATAATCTATTTGGATGGTTAGCTGGTAAGAAAAATATGATAGAATTTGTTAAAGGTGATGTTAACAACGCTTGGAAACCTAAAACAGAAAAACCAATTAAATCTTTAGATACAACCATAGAGGGTAAAGAAGGTTCTAAAATGGCTCAACAAACCCCAGACACAGCTCCCAATCCTGAAGAAGCATTAATTGCTAAAGAAGAAGCTGCTGCAGCATTAGTAATACAAGAAGACAATTTAAGAAAAGAACTAGGTATTAAAGAAGATAGTGATTTATATAATGAAATATTAGATGCTAATGAAGCTGCATTATCTGGTGTAATAGATATTGATAAAATTAGGAGTTCTATTGAATCAACATTTGTAAACAAACTTACTGATAAACTTGTTACCTTAATGGGTAAGGGTAAAAAATATGAAAAGTTTATAGATGAACATGGTCAAGCTATAATAAGAAAAATTCCATTAAGATCTCTTGTCGAAATAGAAAGATTAATACCTAGGAATGAAAGAATATTTACTAAAGTTGTTAAAGAAAATATGATTCCTAGTGAAATAAGAGCTCATGAAAAAAAATATGGACATTCTGAAAATTTATATTACGAAAGTGAAACACAAGGTCCTACATTATATAAGAAATTAGATCCAACACCAGAACAAATTAAAGGATTTTTATTAGTACCTTTAAAAATAAAAAGTAAAAAAACTGGTAAAGAAGTACGTAGTGGATTAAGAGGTAATAGAAAAACTAAATTTGCTTCATTAGGAGCTATTGAATTAGGATTTGATGGTACTATGCAAGTTGTAGAAGCTTTAGAAAGTGGTAGATCATCTGAGACACTTAAAGCAAACAAAAAATTATTACAAAGAGAACAAGCAGAATTAACAAAACAAATACAAAGGGATCCTGGTGTTCAATTATCAGTGTCAACATATCAACAGTTATCAGACATAACAATGGATATGGAAAATCCATATGATATGTTTTTGGATGATTTTAAAACAATTAAAAAATCAATATTAGATACAATAAAAAACTTACATAAACCTACTGTTGATAGATGGTTAGACGACTTTATAGATTTATTAGATAAATCTCAAGGTTCGGTTGCTTATTTAGGTGCTGAAGTTGTATCTTATTTAGAATCAAAAGGAATTACAACCGCTGCGGCTTTTGAAAAAGAAAGTGAACAATTAGTTATTGATATTTTAAAGAAATTTGGTATAACCGTATTACATGATAAACCTACAAATGTAGATGGACATCCAGATATTAAAATAGAAATACGTGGTAATACAATTAATATAGAAATTAAAAAGGGTCCATATGATTCTCAAGGTGCTAGTATTAATGGTAGTATAGATTGGAATACGGGTGAATTAATATTTGGTAAAGAAAATAATACTCAATATTTAAAAGATGCGAATGTTAAGAAATTAATAAAAGCTGCTAACAAAAATATTACAAAAGCTAAAACTAAAATAGTAAAGTTAATGAGAATAAGTTATCCTCATTTACCAAAACCAGGTGACAAAAACTTCACAAACAATTTAATACCTGAAGATATTTATAATGAAGTATTTAAAGGTAAAAATGGTCAAGGCGTAACACTTGCTCAATTTAAGGGTAATGAAAAATTTATGACTAAGGTTAATAATAATAAAAAACAACCTGTTTATATTATAGAATATTTTGGATATGGTATGTTTGGTATGAACGCAAAACATATTGGTGGTAAAATAGGGAATCAAACATTACCAGAATTAAAAGCTGATGTATTATATAAACTAAGAATGAATGGTAATACAGATTCTAGAAAAGTTAAGGGAAAGAAAATATATTCATACGTTACAAATAAACGAACTGGTAAGCAAGAAAAACAAAAAAACATAGGTTTTAGAATTATGGGTACTATTGTCAAAATGAAAGAAACTTCTAATGTATCTTTATTAAATAAATCTCAAGTTTTAAGTTTTTCTAAATCAGCAAATAGTGCTTTACCAGCTATAGCTAGCAATAACAATATAACATTATCTAAGTCTACAACTATAGAAGAATCTATAAGAAAGCTTAAGAATATGGATAAGGCCTTAAAAATGGCTAGAAGAAAAAACCCTCCTAAAAAAGGTGCAAGTTTTATAGATTTTGATGATACACTAGCAACAACAGATTCGAGGGTTATAGTAAATGCCCCACATTACGGACCAGGTAAAACAACAGAAACATCAATGAAATTAACTCCAGCGGAATTCGCTGAAGATTATGAGAGATTAGAAAGACAAGGCGCAGCATTTGATTTTTCAGAATTTAGTGAGGTAAAAAATGGTAAAATAGGTCCTTTCTTTGATAAAGCAAAAGCATTAAAAGATAAGTTTGGTAATAGTGATATTTATATAATAACAGCAAGACCAGCTAGCGCTGCTCCAGCAATACAAAACTTTTTAAAAGGAGTAGGTTTAGATATTAAATTAGAAAATATAATTGGTTTAGAAAATGGTACATCAATAGCTAAAGCGGAAGTTATAATAGAAAAAGCCGCAGAAGGATATAATGATTTCTTGTTTGCAGATGATCAAATACAAAACGTTAAAGCTGTTAAAAAAGTATTAGATATATTAGATGTTAAAGGTAAAACATATCAAGCTAAAGTACAATTCAGTAATACATTAAATGAAAACTTTAATTATATATTAGAAGAAGCACAAGGAATAGATCCTAATGAATCAATATCAGCAGCCGCTGCTAAAGTACAAGGTGCTATTAAAAATAAATTTCAATTCTTTATACCACCATCTGCAGAAGATTTTGTGGGGTTATTATATAATTTTATTGGTGAAGGTAAACAAGGTGAAACACATCTTAAGTTTTTAGAAAACGCTTTAGTTAAACCTTTTGCCTCAGCTTATAGAATGTTAAATGCTACAAAACAAGCTATTTCCGTTGATTTTAAAGGTTTAAAAAATAAACACAAAGGTGTTTGGGGATATATGAATAAAGATAGTGGTTATAAAAACTTTACATATGGTGATGCTGTTAGGGTATTTTTATGGAATAGAGCTGGTCATAATATACCAGGAATGGATCAAGGAGATATTGATGCTTTAGTTAATATTGTAGAAGAATTTGGAGATTTAACAAGTTTTAGTAATGATTTAGAATTAATCACAAGATTAGATTCTTATCCAGCACCAACTGAGTATTGGACAACTGGAAATATTACTGCAGATTTATATTATGCAGCTCAAAATGTACATAGAAAACAATACTTACAAGATTGGGTTGCTAATAAAAATGAAATATTCAATCCAGATAACATGAATAAAATTGAAGCTTTATATGGTTCAAACTTTAGAGAAGCTTTAGAAGACATGTTATGGAGAATGGAGACTGGTACAAATAGAAAATTTGGTAAAAACAGACAAGTTAATAGATGGTTAAACTGGGTTAATAACTCTGTTGGTACTATTATGTTTATAAACATTAGATCAGCTATGTTACAAACTATATCTATGGTAAACTTTGTTAACTGGACAGATAATAATCCAGCAAAAGCAGCTGCTGCCTTCGCTAATCAACCACAGTTTTGGAAAGATTTTACTATGATATTTAATTCTGATACTTTAAAACAAAGAAGAGCTGGATTACAAACAGACGTTAACCAAGCTGAAATGGCTAATGCGGTAGCAAGAGGTCAAGGTGGTTTTAATGCAGCGGTTTCTTATTTATTAAAAATAGGTTTTACACCAACACAAATGGCGGATAGTTTTGCTATAGCAACGGGTGGTGCTACTTTTTATAGAAATAGAATGGATACATATTTAAAACAAGGTATGTCTCAAGAAGAAGCTCATAAAATAGCTTTTGCTGAATTCTTAGAAATATCTGAAAAAACACAGCAATCTGCTAGACCTGATTTAATATCACAACAACAAGCTGGACCACTAGGTAGGTTGATATTAGCGTTTCAAAATACACCAATGCAGTATATGCGTTTAACAAAAAAAGCTGTGTTAGATCTTAAAAATGGGCGAGGAGATGTAAAGACTAATATATCCAAGATAGTTTACTACACAACAGTTCAGAATATCATTTTCGCTGGCTTACAAAGCGCATTATTTTTGGCAATGGGATTCAGCGATGATGAAGAAGTTATTGAAGAGAAAAAAATAAGAGCTTTAAATACTGGTTTAGATTCGGTATTAAGAGGTATGGGTATAGCAGGAGCAGTCGTTGCTACAGTTAAAAATATATTATTACAATTTAAGAAACAAGAGGCGAAGGGATGGAGTGGTGATCACGGTAGGACAATACTTGAAGCTGCTAATATTTCTCCACCCATTGGTAGTAAGCTTAGAAAAATGTATAATTCAATGATATCTTATAAATTTAATAAAGATGAAATACATCAAATGGGGTTTGATCTGGATAATCCAGGAATTCTAGGTGTTGGTAATTTAATATCAGCTGCTTTTAATATACCATTAGATAGAGCTGTTATGTTAATAAATAATGCTAGAGCGACTGCTGATAGTAGAAATGCTACATGGCAACGTATAGCTACTGCTTTAGGTTTCAACACTTGGGATGTAGGTATTAAGAAAAACCTACCTAAAGTAAAAAAGAGTAGAAAAAAATCACGAAAAAAGAAAAAAAGATAAACTATGAAAAAATTATTACTACTATTAATGTTACTACTATCTAGTAGCGCGAACGCACAATTCTTTAAGGATGTGTATAAAGATTTCCTTAAATACGGAACATTCTACGCGGCTGGGAACATAGGTAATGCCTATGATACACAAACACCTAGTTACTTTATTAGAACTGATCCAGATAACTTATATGGAATACCAACTGTTTTAGATAATACAGTTCACCATCCTTTTGATTATAGATATGGTATAGGTATTAGAAAGTTAGCTAGATTTGATTATGAGGTTAAACCTGGTAATTTTTGGACTGGTGATAGTAAAATAGAAAAACAAACAGCTTTATCAGCACCATCATCCGCTGTAAAAGGTTTCGAATATCT